TATATGACGCTGTTGATGACTATAATCGAAACTATCCTGACTATAAATTTATTGCAGATCACGGAAAAACGAAGACATATATACAAAATGTACAAACAAGTAACGGAAAATACAATTTAGTGTTGTGCCAACCAAGAAAAGAACTTACAGAAGCAAGAAAAAAACTTGCAAAAACAGATTATTATGACTATTGGGATGAATCCTATCTCAAAGAAGTGTTGGAAGATGATTTTTCAGAGGTAATTGAGTAAAATGTCAGAACATTTGATATTAGATGTCTATGATGGTTACTTTGAAGACTTAAATAGTCCAAATTTTCTTCGTGATATCTTTACTCGTGCAATTTTGAAGGCAAAGATGACAATTTTGAATGAATATACTCACAAATTCAATCCAATTGGTGTCACATGTCTTTTTGCACTCTCTGAGAGTCATGTTTCTTGTCATACTTGGCCTGAATCTGGTCTTTTGAATGCAGATTTCTTCACTTGCGGCGAAAAAGACCCAAGAATTTGTGCTAAATATATTATTAACGCTTTAGAATCGGAAAAATACAAAATTAGAGTGGTAAAAAGATAAAAAAAGCGGTATAAATAAAAACAGCAAACTAATTGTGTAATAGTGGCTTCAAGAGCATTCAAAGATATCAACTTATCCTTCAAACGTCATCCTGTGACGAATGATGTGTTAACAATTCGTGATGAAGATGCTATTAAAAGGTCTGTAAAAAACATAATTTTTACAATTCTTGGTGAAAAACCATTTCAACCTAATTTTGGATCAGTAATTAGTGAATCTTTGTTTGATTTAAGCACAAATTTAAATGAAGTGCGAATTACTGATGAAATTAGAGTCTCTTTAACAAATTATGAACCAAGAATTAGTAATATTCTTGTAAAAGTTACAGTTCGACCAGACTCAAATGAAATGAATGCAACAGTTCAATATGATATCACTGGTATTTCTGCTCCGCCACAAGAAGTAGACGTTCTCTTATTCCCAGCTAGAGTATAATGGCATTCGGACAATATGTTAATTTAGATTTTGATCAAATTAAGACCTCAATTAAGGATTATTTGAGGTCAAATACTAATTTTACTGATTATGACTTTGAAGGGTCGAACCTTTCAATAATTATTGACGCACTAGCGTATAATACATACACAACTGCATATAATACAAATATGGCAGCAAACGAGTGTTTTCTTGATTCCGCTACACTTCGAGAAAATGTCGTTGCGCTTGCTAGAAATATCGGATACGTTCCAAGATCTCGTAGATCCTCAAGAGCGAGAATATCTTTTACTGTAGATGGTCTTACAGAGACATCAACACTCACACTAAACGCTGGAATCGTTTGTAATGGTATTGGAGAGAACACAAGTTTTATATTTTGCATTCCAGAGGACATTACAGTCCCTGTTACGAACGGATTTGCAGAATTTAATAATATTGAGATATATGAGGGTAATTTTATAACACAAAGTTTTACTGTTGATACATCTTTGTTTAATCAAAAATATATTCTTGACAATTCATTCATTGATACATCAACAATTAAAGTTAAGATTAAATCATCATCCTCAGCTACATCTTCAGTCACTTACAAACAGATTGATAATATTGTAGGTGTAACATCAACATCAAATTCTTACTTATTACAGGAAATTGAGGATGAAAGATATGAATTAATCTTTGGTGATAATGTAATAGGTGCAAAATTATTAAATAATAACGAAATTACAGTCTCTTACATAGTAACTGATGGTAAAAATGGGAATGGAGCTTCAGAATTTAGTTTTGTAGGAAATATTACGAATCAAGATGGTGGATCAATCGATGCTGACCTTATTGGTCTTGTTACAACCGAAGAAAAGTCAAGAGATGGTGATGAAATTGAGTCTATTTCTTCAATTAAATATTTTGCACCAAGAGTTTACTCATCTCAGTATCGTGCAGTCACGGCATCTGATTATGAATCAGTTTTAGGTTACATTTATCCTAACGTAGAGTCTGTAACCGCTTTTGGTGGTGAAGAAATGAGTCCCCCTCGTTTTGGTAAAGTTTTTATCTCTGTAAAACCTCGAAATGGTGATTTTTTATCAGACGAGACAAAAAGAGAATTAATTCAAAGATTAAAGAGTTATGCGGTTGCTGGAATTGTGCCAGAGTTCATTGATTTAAAATATTTGTATGTTGAATTAGAAGTTAATCCATATTATAATCCAAGTTTGAATGATGATCAAGATAATCTTAAAACTGGTGTTTCAAATGCTCTTACACAATATTCAAGATCAATTGATGTGAATAAATTTGGTGGTAGATTCAAATACAGTAAGGCCGTAAGTTTAATTGATAGTGTTGACTCTTCAATTACATCAAATATTACACTTGTAAAGATTCGTCGTGATTTAAAAGCAGTTTTAGGTCAATTTGCTCAATATGAGGTGTGTTATGGTAATCGTTTCCATACTCAAGAGTCATCATACAATGTGGTCTCAACTGGATTCACAATTGAAGGAGTAACAGGAACAGTTTATCTCGCTGATGAGGTAATTAACAAAGAAAAAGGAAGAATATTTTTCTTTACATACACAGAGGGTGGAACTCCAAATATTGTCAAGAAAAATGCTGGGACTGTTGATTATATGCATGGTGAAATTCTTATAGATACTTGTAACATACTTTCCACAGTGATTGCAAATAATGTGATTGAAATTCAAGCAATCCCTCACTCAAATGATATTATTGGTCTTCGTGATTTATATGTTAAATTTGACATGTCAAATACAACAATTAATATGATTCAAGATTTAATCGCATCGGGTGAAAACACTTCTGGTTCAAGATTTGTTCATACTCACAGTTACTATATGCCTACTTTCACTAGAAAATCTAATTCTCCAGTAGGGACTGCTTCTGCGTTACTTCCATCATCAGCTACTGGAACTTCTACAAGCACTACAACTGGTGGAACATACGCAACTTCAACAACAACATCAAGTTCAACCACTACTACTACGACTACATCATCTGGTGGTGGATCTAGCTCTGGCGGCGGATATTAATGATAGATACCTCAATACAAAGAGTCGAAATCAATCAGGTAATTGAGAATCAGTTACCTGAGTTTGTGCAATCCGAAAGTCCACTTTTTGTGGATTTTATGAAACAATACTATATCTCTCAAGAATATCAGGGTGGTTCAATTAACATTTCTGAAAATCTTGACAGATATACTAAGTTACAGACATACGTTGGTGCTGCACTTACGGAGTTTACTGGATTATCAACAGATACTCAATCTTTTTCTTCTACAATTTTCGTAGATTCAACAAAAGGTTATCCAAAAAAATATGGTTTACTAAAAATTGATGATGAAATCATTACATACACAGGAATTGGAACAACATCATTTACAGGATGTGTTCGAGGTTTTAGTGGTGTAAGTAATTTAGATCAACCCACAAAACCAGATCTTGTTGAATTTAAGACATCAGTTGGTGCTGCACATACTGGCGGTAGTAAAGTTCATAATTTATCTAATCTTTTTATTCGTGAATTTTTTAATAAACTTAAAACAACTTATGCAAGTGGATTTGAAAATCGTAAATTAGATAGTGATTTAAATCAGGTTAAGTTTATTCGACAAATTAAAGATTTTTATCGAACAAAAGGAACAGAGGAATCATATAAAATTCTATTCAGAGCTCTGTATGGTAAAGAAGTTAATATTATTAAACCATCAGAATTTTTAATTAAACCATCAGACGCAGATTATGGATTTGCACAAGATTTTGTAGTTAAATCAATTACAGGCGATCCTCGTAATTTAAAAGGATCAACTCTCTTTCAAGATATTGATGAAGATGATAGTAATATTCGTGGTGCCTCTGGTGCAATATCTGATGTAAAAGATTTCTTATATGGTGGAGAACATTATTATCAGATTAGCGTATCAAAAGATTCAATTAGTGGCGATTTTGTAGTTCCAGGCAGAACTCGTGTAACTGACCCTGTATCAATCGGTGGCACTGTAATCACAGTTGATACCACAGTTGGATTCCCTACTAGCGGTTCTTTATCATTACCAACAGCTAGTTCTGCTGGTGTTGTAACTTATACAAGCAAAACAGCAAATCAATTTGTCGGAGTAGATACAGCTCGTGATGTTTTAAGTATTGGTGATGATGTAAGATATAATAATGTTGCATATGGTTATTCTTTTGCAAATAACACAAAGAAAATTGAAGTTTTAATTACTGGTGTTTTAAAAGATTTTCCAATACCTGATACTACTTTTTACTTTAATAAGGGAGACAAAGTTAAAGTCGGGACATTTGGAGCTTACAAAAGTTCAGAGGATTCCAATTTTGGATCATTCGTTTATAATACCTCTGTTAAATTTACTCCTAAAACAGTTGTAAGACAATCAAGTAGTAGTTTTAATATTACCACTCTCTCTGATCATGGATTTTTAGAGGAAGATAGTATTGAAGTTTTAGATGGTCAATCCACTTTAGTTGCTGTTGGTCGTGTTTTAAGTGTTAT